CGGCGATAGCTTTGGCTGGATCAGGATCGTTCAGTGCATCCACCAGCGTAGCCAGTGCGCCATTGAAGTTGTTGGCGACCAGCTCGCTGTAGAAGTGGCCAGCGATAGCTTTGTCGTAACCCTCTTTATCATTCTTCTGTGCAGCATCCAGCATCGCGGAGGTCAGAGTTCCGAGGTTCCCTAGCTTGCCTTGGGCGCGCAAATCCTCCACAACATCCTCAATCAAAGATGCATTCTGCTCGGGATCATACAGCTTGGCGTCTGAGGCGTCAGCTGCAGCGCTCTTGTCGGTCAGCTTCTGGTACCCTTCAGGTCCGCCTATTAACTCCGAAAATTCTTTGGCCTGCTGCATGTCCTTGATGCCGCCCGGGTAGATGGCCTTGGCCGCTTCCCAACGTTCGAAGTGGCCGTGAAGAAGTTTGGTGGCAGTGATATTCGCAGGATTAGCGTCCCTGAAGGCTTTCAGGGCTGCGCGTATTTCCTTCGGTGTTTTCTCACCGAATTCCTTGGTGTCGTCTGCTTCAGTCTTGGTTGCAGCTTCCTTGGGAGACCCGTCTGAGTTATATTGCTGCTTGGCGTCTTTCTTGGCTGCATCCGTACTGGATGTGGTATCTGTAGTTGTAGTTTCGGTAGTCGGAGTCTCTACAGTTTCTGTAGTTTCAACTACAGGGGCTTCTACTGCTGCTTCTGTTGTTGCTGCGGCTGAATCCAAGCCCGCAAAATCGATTACGCTTTCGGACATGCTTGAGTCTCCTTAACTTCCTCCAGCTTTTTGCTGGGCGCTACTGGCACTTCATTTTCTGTCGTAATGACCGTAACAAAGTGGCTGACTTTGAAAGTTGTGCCAAAGCCACTGTTGACCGCCGAGGTGAAAATCTCTCGGGACTTGGGTTGCGACAGATATGCCGCGAGTTCTTGCTCTTGTTCAGAGTCCGGTAGTACGTTGAACACTTTTACTGTAGTCTTCGCCATTCTGAGTTCTCTCCTTGAGTCTAACTTCCAAATTCTGCTGCTTCTGCCTTTCCAAACAAAACCTCAACTGTGTACTTCCCGGTATCGTCCACGTAGATCCCCATAGTGCCGCCCGGTTTAACGCTCACTTCATCGCTTTCTGGAATCCCTGAGGTGTTGCCTTCGATCTGGTTTTGCAGACAAACGATATTTGAATTGTGAGTAACGAAACACGTCAGCTTATCGCTGCGAAGTTCCTTGTCAAAGAACTCGTAGGTTCTCTGTTCGAGATCATCCAGCGACTCCCCATCAGGTATCACTGACTTTTTGTTCTCGATGAAGTACTCCAGCAATTCCTGAAAGTCTTCCTTGAGTTTTCCTCCCAGAAAACCTACGTTCCAACTGATGAGGCCTCGATCCTGCACGACAGGCAGATTGTACGCCTCCGCAATCGCATCGGCAGTCTGCACCGCGCGAAGCAGTGGTGAACTGACTACGCGTTCTACTTTGATGTTCTCATTCTTTAGTGCATCAGCTGCATCTTCAGCTTGGGATAATCCCTTGCTATCCAAAGGAGGATCTAGGCGACCTCTGAAGGACTTCTTAGCGTTGAGGGTGGTCTGGCCGTGACGCTGGCATATTGCTATGAGCTTCTTGTCGGCCATGGCCACCCTCTCCTGTTATCGTCTAAGTTGTCGTGCTGGTTGCGCCCCGGCATCACCTTGTCCGGCTGGGGGTGGTGCTGGTTGCGACTTTTCCCCGCGCAATGCGTCGGGGATCGCCTTGGCTTGTACTTTCTGCGACAGTTGTTCTGCTTGATGTTGTGCAAAATCTTGAGGTGTACTTTGCACACCTAGCTTTGCCAAAAGCTGCGTTTGAATAGGAGAAGGCATCTTATCTACCGCAACGGATATAGACTCCGAAGGGGGTTTCTGTTCAGGCGGCGGAGCATTAGCTGCAGCAATTTTCTTGGCTTGAGTGACATGTTCTTGCCAGTGGATATGAACATTCTCATATGCTGCACGTTGCTGCGGAGTTCCGTATTTGAACTTCTGGCCCTCGCTGCCGTTCAACCATTCCAAACATTGAGATGCTTCAACCGTATGCAGTTCGCTCTCGTCTTGTGCGACGGGAACGGTGCTGACTGTCGGAGGAAGTGTTTGCTCCATTTGCTGCAGTTGCTTAACCATAGCGATTTCCTTAGGGTCAGCGGGCTGTCCTGCATCCAATTTGGGTTGCATCTCAGCTGCAGCTTGCATCAGGGTCTGCTGAATCTTCAGTACTTGAGGATTGGGCATTGGGCCTGAGCGAAGCAGTATCTCCATCTCAGCTTTCTGTTTTGTGATTGATGTTGCACCGGGAACTTTGAACTTCTTCATGCGTATGCCATCTTGCAGCACAGGCAAGTTCTCGGGTGAAAATAGCATCGCTTGCAGCGCTGGGTTCTGGCTGCTTGCATCTACCATCTTCATGAGTTTTGCTTCTCTCTGGTTCCATGACTCGGGGAATGCTGGGTTGGACTCTGGATAGCAGAGTACATTGCCAGCGAGATTCGCGGTGTTTACTGACACCACTCCGATATCCTTGAATGACTGAGAGATTTTCTGACCCTCTCGGCAATCTGCTGCGCACCCAACTGCTTGGCGTGCACATTCTGCGAAGAGGTCTTGCACATTGTTCCACGGGCACCCAACACGCTGCAAAGCCTGATCTCGTTGGATCTCGGCATTGCCCACCGTATTCTCGCCTGTGGCCGCACCGAATAGAGACGGCATGGCTCCAGTGATGACATCGGCAAGCTGTTCAATGAAGTACTTGATAGCTTCCCACATCGCTGGTTGCGGCTGTGGCGTGGGCTCAATCATGATGTACTGATCCATGGTAGTGAGCCCGGGCTGCGGCTGGAATGCTCCAGTGCTGCCGGGTACGTTGGTCTGTCCTTGGATGGCTTGGATGTCAAATGCTTCGGCATTCATCCACTTTTTGGATACTGTGCGCTTGAAATAATCGTCTAAGAGATCCACCCAGTCGTTAATGCGCTTCTGGACGGAAATCATGGAAGTCCCTAGGGCTCTTCGGTTCTGACCCTTGCCAGAGAATGGATGAGATATGGCGAGGTGCTTGTCCATGCTCTCATTACGGGCAAACGCAAAGTTTGCGCCGACCTTGACAAGGAGTGCCCCGTTAGGGAACGCCTCCATCAAGTCTGCTCTTGCTTGGTCATTGACCTTTTCGTCCATAAACATCGAGGGGCGAAACCATGTGTGCTTCACGACGGTGTGACGCTGGAATGAGTCTCCAGTTACATACGCACCGAGCACAGCTTGACGTGTGTTCTCACGGGCGATGCGGTCCAGCTCAACCTCGGACTGACCATCTCCACCCGGTTTAATCTTATCCGCAATCCATGGTGCGTATGCTTTCGCTATCGCCACATCCAAATCTTGGAAGAGCTGCACGAATTGCATGTCTTTAATGCTATCCACCGCGATGGGAACCTTGTGATCGAGCTTGCCATGCAGGGTCGTGACTTCGCGTCCCCTAGGCTTTTTGTTAGCAATTGGTTCTAACCCCTCGGGCTGACTTGCATTGCTCTGCTCACTGTCATCGTCCTCGTCTTCATCGTGGTCTTCAGTCTGCTCATCAGCAGGAGGAACTAATTGCTCCAGCACTTCATCCAATCCGTCTTGGCCTGTAGCCACTGCATCAGGTGGATTGAGGATGTCCTCTGCGGTTACCGGGGCAGTCTCTCCATCCCTGTCTCCCTCGAAGCCATACAACTGCCCATTCAATTCAAAGCGAGTCCATGCTAAAACACGATCTTCATTCCAGAAAATTCTGGCACACTCCACGAGCAAGGCGCGCAGGTTGTTGTTACGTCCCCAGATCTCTTTGAAGCGCTCGGCTTCTTCTGCGGCCACAATGTCTGGGCCGTAGTCGGGATCTGCAGGGAAGAACTCTACCTTGGGAACTTCACGCGACAATGCCGCGACGATAATGTCCCCCTTGGAGCCATACACATTCGTGTCGTAAATTGTGTTGTTGTTTCTCTGTTGACTCGCACCATACGGTGAGGCTGTGCCGGGGAGTTCGTATCCCCCGCCCTTTCGTCTAAGGAGATGTTGGTACCCTCTATCAAAATGAATCGCTTCCCAAGCTTGCTCGACTTCCAACCTGCGTGCTGCGACATCTGTCTTAGTGCAGATGATATCCAACTGCATCAATGCGCCTTTGGCTTCATCTGAGAGTTCCACGAACGGTTCCGATGACCAATCAAAAGGAGCTAGTACACCAAGAGGAGAGTCCTCGGGCTTCTCTGGCTGTTCGTAGGGCATTGCGGACGGCACGCTGCTCGCCACGCTGGTTTTTTCGTCAGCCATTTGAATTCCTCTCTAGTGATGCATCGCGGCGAAGCCTTTAGCGCTCGCCTTCATTCGTTTTACGTGTTCGCTGTCGCCCGGTTTGGGCTGCTTTTGCGCGTAGGTCAATTTCTTTCCCTCGGGAACCCCTAGGGCTCGATGGAGACCACCTTTGTTCACCTTGAAACTTCCTTTTTCTCCAAGGTCTACATTGTGTGTTTTCTTTCTCGCCATACCAATCATGACTAGTCCTTTTTCTTCTTGGCCGAGTAATTGAAACGCTTCTTTGTGTCGGGAGATGTTGTCTTCCCATGCTTATAGGTGGGAAGTTTGGAGGGTGTGGAACTTTCCCACTCCTTCAACCCTTTTTCCCCACCGAATTTCTCTGGGTTTGCATGCCCAAATGCTCTTTGTTTAGCCGAGACGAATGGCATACGTTACACCAAATCGGGGGCTTCAAAATTTCTTGATTCTGACTCTGCGCCCTGTTGTGGGTAATGTGCCCTGCGCTTCACGTCACTCGCTTGGTCTTCCCCGCCTGCTTCTAGGGACAGTTGCTCGGCGTGGCTGTGGGCTTCGTCAGATGTTGAGTGATCACTCTCACTGTTGTAGCCATCATCATGTGCAGACGAAACACGATGCGTTCCATCTTCATTGTGCGCGATGTGCACCGTATGCGCTGGCCCGTGGGACGCTACAATGGCGCTGGGAGTTTCTGCATGAGCACTGGTGGCTGTTTTGTCGTGTGGAGTTTTGTCCTTACCCATGGTGTTTACTTTGTCTTCACCATGGTCCTCCGAAGTGGAGTGCTCGTTCTCGTTTTCCTCACCGGGCTGTTTCCCGGCGTCGTAGGAATCGAATCGCTTCCCCGCGTAGATACTACCGAATTTGCGCCCCGGCTCGCGCTTGCTTTCATACATTTTTATCTCTCCTGATATTTCTCTAAGAAAGTCTCGGCATGGAAAATCCATCCGATTCCTTCTCGCCAAACATGTCGCCTTGCCCTGCGTCGGCATTAGCGCTCTTGTCTGTGTTCTCTTCGTTTGCTGGCCCAGAAAGCTGCTTTGCGGCCTCGTGCGCCTCGGTATGAGATTTGTGTTGACTGAGGTTCATGTGTCCGTCTGGATGTCTGCTCACTACGACATGCTTTCCACCTTGGTGATCGTGGTGGATCGTGACGTTTTCTGCCGGACCATGCTCAGCTGCCACTGCACCTGCATCGACGCCCTCGGGGTTCCCTAGAACATCATTGTCTGGAGCTGTGGCTTCCTTAGCCGAAAACTTGGCTTCACCCATAGGGTTAGTCCGGGGTTCTTCCTTGGGTTCTGATCCTTTTTCTGGGTTAGACTGCACTGGTTCCTTGCCCATACCTTCGTGCATTGAATCTTTTTTCTTGGCTACGTAGGCTGAGCCATACGATTTGCCGTTTTTGCTTGGAAAACTCATTACAATATCTCCTCTAGGCGTTTGATCACGGCCTCTTTGGTTTTTTCCACCCAATCCTCTGTTGTGCAGGGCATGCACGGTGCCCACCCGGCTCTTTGTGAGAGTGTCTTTTCTGCCTCATAGGAGCAACAAATTTTGAATCCATTTTTTGCTTTGGATATACTGATGTGCTCTACTTCACCCTTCTTTTCTTCAGCCACAACTACTCCTTCGCTGCAGTTGCAGCTTTCTGTGCTTGTTCCTCAGCTTCTTCCTTGGCTATTTGCGCGTCATGCTCGTCTTGCATGACTTGCCAGCGAGATTTCGTCTGCGGCATGTCTACAAAATTGAACGCGGGCTTCGGTGGAGCTGGTTTTTGATAAGCAACCACTTCTGCGCCCATTTTCGAGCTGTGAGACATCACCGTGTTCTCATACACGATGATTTTGGTGTTCAAGCGCGCGATTTCTTCACGCTGAGAGGCAATTTGCACGTCTCGATCATGCAAAACTCTGTCGTGGTCATTGCGCAAGCGCAAAATCTCACCTTCGAGGTGGTCGGCATATCTACTTCCGAATAATTCTCGAAAAAATTGACGTATGAGTGCTCCCCACGTCTCTTCATATTCGATTCCCACGCTGAGTCTCCTTAGTATACACCTTTTCCTAGCCAAACGGGTTGCTCGGCCTGAACAAAGGGTGTATTTTCATTCTTGCGACTGGCTAGCATCTTTTGCCTGTAAAACCAACCTGCAAGAGGGTCCAAATTTTTGGCATGTTCTTCAATTGTGATTATCTCTGGTTTTCTGCGTGACTTATACATTCCGTAAATCCCATAGCGAAAGGCGTCCCACGCATCGTCTCCACGAGTGTTGACTTTGAGTACGTCGTCCATCATATCTGGATCACGCATCAATGTAGGAAACGTGTTGATGATATCCCTGCAGGTGTCAAGTATGACCAGTTCTCCGTTGGACAACATGTTGTAAACCATTGATGCAGATCCCACACGATCACCTGCTGCCGCTGCTGCACGGGTTACCGGAGGAAGCCCTAAAGCTCTAAGTTCTACTGAGTATTCATCAGCCGGTGTGTGCCCAGTGACCTGCTTAGAAAACTTTTCGTGAGAAAAGAATATCGATTTTGGAATTGCTGGTTCACCGTTGGGCAGTTTACACATGCGTTTGAATATCGCTGCCCATTCTTTGTGCGTTTTTCCACCTTGAAGCACGGTTTCTGCGAAGCATACGGTCTTCGTTTTGTACTCATTACCAATGGTTCTAACCAATGCTTTGGTGAATAAATAAGCCGCGTTATAGTGCCCAACTCCCCAGTCTTGCGCCCCCCACACTGGCTGATAAGATTGCCAAATGATAGCTTCGGGGTCTTCACGAAGATCAATCACATGTTCATAAGGGTCGAAGTTTGAAAAGTACTGTCCCTCAACAGCCCCATCCAATCCAAGCAGCATTTTATCTCTCTTGGCTTTGGGCATACTGTTCATGCGCGCTAGAAACCCGGGATCTCTTGCGAGAAACTTAGGGTTATCCATGGCTGTCGAACGCTGGTAGGCGTACAACGAGGGGTCGTAGATGTTGAGCCATTCCCCATTGGAGTCAACCCACCATGCGCCGTTGCTGTCTCGCTTCGCATTCTCGGGTTTATCAAAGGGTTCCTTCTGCACGAATACCGTACGGTAAAATTCGTAGTAAGGACCGAGCGGGTTAGTGCAGCCCCAGACACACGGGATTGGAAAGTGCCCATGCACATTGGGTTTACAAGCCGCGTTGACTATATTACGTGCGTATAGCATCATCCATGCATCAGGTGAGAACTGTCCACACTCATCAATGAGAATGGCACAGTACGCTTGACCGAGATATTGTTCAATCGATTATGTTATGCTTGGATCGTTTCCATCCAAACTCTTGCTGTCACCAGCAAGTCCAGATCATATCATCATCTTTTCAGATGTCGAGTGCTTCGGGAACACTGTTCCCTACTCCCAGCGACGGGATGATCGTTGCACCTTCGCATGATTTTTATGCGCTCGGCTCAGGATTGACTCTTTCGAGTGTTTCCCTGAATTCTCTCGATTCTTCAACACTCATCTCTGAGTGAGGGGACTGACTTTTTAATCCCGCATTTTATTGTTCTGACAATGGCCAAAAACTATACGTGAGCCATTTTTGAATGTCAAGCAATGTTTCGTTTGGTCGTAGTTGTAAATCTCTGGAGGTATGAACGTAAGAGCGTCCTTTATGCAGCCGGACTCCAACTCTTTGAATGTCCTTCTAAGGATTAGGATGTCACAGTTCTCAAATGCCAAGCAGTAGTTCATGACAAAGTACATCAGAACTCCCACTGTCTTTCCTGAGCGAAAACCTCCAACGCTTAGGCATTGGGGGGCTATCGGCATTATATAAGGCACTCCATCTCTGGTGCGCACTTGAAGCAGCTCTGTCTGCTTAGGCTGAAACTCAAATATCTTTGATATCTCCAGAGTGCCGTCCGCGTTTAGATATGGCGGGCGAGCTTTTTCTTCAACGATCTTTTTTCGAGGCATCTTTATGCTTTCTGAGATAGGCAGCTGCCTTAAGTAGTATCTCCTCGCTGTCCATCGCATGGCCTAAGAGAAGGTTACAATTTGAGCACAGAATTCCTCTGGATTTATTCGTGTGATGGTCGTGGTCGGCACACGCTGCTCCCTTTCCTTGCTTTAATCTCAAATCAAACAGTACAAGACATACAGCACATCGGTACTCTTGCGTTACAAGGGCTGCAGCGTAGGACTCTGGGGTCCAGCCCTTGCTCTTTAGCACACACTTTCTTTTTGATATTTTGTGCTTTAGTGTTTGACAGTGCTTCTTGCGTATTCTTTCCCTCTTCTCTGGGTGATTCTTAGCCCACTCTGCTGATTTCCGAGTGTGATACTCTCTACTTACATCTGGATCTGCGTACGGCATTATTTATCTCCTCAAGTAGGTCGAACCAAGGAGGCTTGAGGGCACTCCTCGGCTCTAGCCCGAGCTGATCAAGGCTCAGGGTGTCTCTAACTCTTGTCTTCTACGAACTCCCCCTCTAAAAACGCGGGCTTCAAAGCTTCCTTGGGCTTATCTTCTATAACTTCACGGTTCATCATGTCTGGTGGTGCAATCACCACAAACTTGACGCCTTGGGACTTCATTGCATCCAATTCTTCATCGCTCTTGTTATACGCACCGTATACGCGCAAGGCAAGTTTATCGAATGCCTGTACTGCCACACCCGCAATCTTGTCGCTGAAGTACGTGCGCTGCGTGCCATCTGCATTCAATACGGGATTACCTTCTTTATCAAAGAGCGGTATATTAGGGTCTTTGCTTGCAATGGTCACGATGTTGTCGAACATCGCTCGCAGGCGAGTCTTACCCCCTCTGCGCAGCACTCCATCAGGTCCTGCCTCGGCCTGATTAAGCAAATTCCTTAGAAGCCTAGTGACATCTTGGGTCTTGGGCATGGATTTTGCTTGCTTGACAAACTTACCGCCCTCACCCCTAGCTACTTTTACCGGAACATCCCTACGTATGATGATACCTTCTGAAGCGCCCGGTGTGTCTTTGAACACACCGGGTTTTGTGATGTCTACTAACTTTTCTGAGTCGGCCATTTTCTGGCTCCTTACTGTTTGACGGCTTTCATAGCCACCGGCGCTGCCTGCCCCGCGATTGCGACAAATTCAAACTGCGTATTGTCGAACTGCATCTCTTTGGGGTTGATTTCGTACTTCTTGCCGAGGGCTTCCACAGCTTCCGTGAAGCCCTTCTGAGCCGCTTGGGTTTGCTGCGTCAAGGCATTCAATTGGATCTGCGCCTTGAGGTACGCCGTTTCAAATTTGTGCAGCGGCTCGCGTTCTTCTGCGGTCAATGCCTGCTTGGTGCGCTTGGGGACTTCTGCCACAGTTGTGGCTTCGGTCACGGGGTTAGACGTAGGTGCTACGACTGCTTCGATTGTTTCTGCCATCTGAGTCTCTCCTTGAGTTTTGTTTTCAAAAAATAGTAAGACCCTTCCTAAGGGCATTTTTCTTGAAGATACCTCGGTCTGCTATGTACTGCCTCCAATATTCAAAGGCTGGACCATGGTTGTCTTTCAACTCCGTTGCTATGTGGCACATTTCATGACAAAGAGTTATAAGTCTTGTTGATGCCGGGATGTTCAACTTCCTACTCATGACTATTACGTAGGAATGCCTACCATCTCTGGCTTTGTCTGCAGAGCCAAAGTATTTCTCTTCCCATCTCTCGTCGTCCTCTTCCGAGTCTTCTGCCCACCTAACACAAACGTCATTGGGAAGTTGACTGTCGAAGAAGCGTCTGTTGATTATCCTGTACCAATTCCTTAGGGTTGGGTCTGACCTCATGGACTTCTCCAGACGGGCACGAAAAAGCCCAAGCTGTTTAGGCTTGGGCTGGTATGACTTATTTATGATGATATTGCCTCGTCCCCTCACGGGCCAACTGGGCGTTGGGTCAGTTGCCACACAAAGTGACCAATGCACTGACGGGCAAACTTGGTGGACCGTGGGAGGGTCTAACTCCCGTTGTTTCCGTGCAAGGGAAAAGTCCTCACATTAGACGAACAGCCCATTTTCTAAAAGCTGGAGATTCATTTGCATGCGAGGAAAGAATCTACCAAAGACCTCTATGCCATTTCGCTGGTAGCAAACCAGCATTCTGTGCGCACAAGGCGTATGGCTACGCCGCTAAGCGGGTATCGCATCCCGCAGTCTCACCAGCACAGGTCACACAGGGTGACACAGGGTGAGTCTTCTTCAACGGCTACGGAGTCGCTACCGAGGCGACCCCTCACCACCCGCTAAGCGTCTGATGGCCGTAGAACTTTTAGGATTTGGTTGCGGCGGCGAGATTTGCACTCGCGTTTCGAGCTTATGAGGCTCGCGTATTGTCCTGCGCTACTACCCCGCAACATGGTCAGAGAGGCAGGATTTGAACCTGCGGCCACATGGTTCCAGACCACGGATGCTACCAGACTACACCACTCTCTGAAACTTTACTTGTCAATGCCACCTGACTGATCTTCAATCTTGGCAACGGCTGTGGCGCGCTCTAAATCTCCTGCTTGTGCGTCTGGCCCATGGTCTTTCTGAAACAAGTTGAGAAAGGAAGACATTCCTTTTCCCCACATCTTGTTCTGTTCAGCTGCCCTAGCCGCCCGCGCGGAGATCGTTTCGTCGGGATGCCCACCAGCCAGCACATTTACAAATTGATCCAAGCCAACCAGTGTCCTGTGCAGGTATCTCTCTTTAGCTGCCTGAGATTCTTCCTTGGCTGTTTGCTCAGGTGTCAAAGGTGTGATAGGGTTTTCCACTGAACCACCTCTAGATCAAAGGCCACTAAGCCTTGGGATTTTGTTTATGACTCTTTTTCTTTTCAGGAAGTGGTCCATCCTGTGCCAAACAACCAAGCGCTTCGAAGCCGGGAGTCGTATACATCGTGCCACGCGGTACGCGAATGCGATTCTTGTTCCAGTTTCTGAATGAGTCGATACTGAGGAAAACTGTGCTGGTAAAAAGAACAAGTAGGACTACCATGTCTGCCTCCAATACTACCTGACAAAAAATCCTGTAACTAAAATGTGAGACCCTTTTGTATCGTGGGGTCTCCTCACGTCGTTCCTGAGGCTGGCTTTGCGCGACAACGCTGCGAAGGAACAAATACGCTGGGCAGGCACCTTGTTGCGATGCCTACAACATTACTGCTGCTACGCCCAAACTTATAAACTCTTGCGAAGGTATTCTGCGGCTGCTTCGCACAACTCTGGGGAATCTTTCAGAAGACCAATGGCGGAGTTGCAAGGAGAACAGAGAATCCCTCTGGGATTCGGTGGGACAGTGTGCTGATGGTCTGTACATGCTCTAGAGCCGCTCGTTCCATTCTCAAATGTAAGTTTCCTATTACATATAGCACATTCGCCATTCTGCTTTTTAATGGCTGAGTAGAACAGTTCAGGGGTCCAACCATTTCGTTTCAAATCACGTGGTACAGGATAATCTGCTGTGCGCTCCACTTTAATTCTTTGTTTCTTTGAAAGTTCTACAACTTCAGGCACAACTTTTCCATTTCTAAATAATTGCTTAGGTCTCAGCGCCAAAGTATCTTCATATTCTTTTATTCGCTGAGCAGTTCGTTGCTCTCTTACCGCAAGAACTCTGTCTATAATCGAGATTACTCTCACTGCTGTCTTAGTACAGACAGAGTTGCGTAATCGCATTTCTTCTTGCCTTGCTTCTAGCTCTGTCATGGTCCCTCCTCATAAGGGGGTGGGCAGGACGTATGAGGCGTCCCACCCACACAATAATTCCACTATGAAAATTGTATCATGCCCATAAGCACTTTGTCAACTAAATAATAGTGTAAATTTGCACCCCCTCAGGTACCGTGTAAATTTTTCCTATTGACATCAGGTGAAACATGGTGTACCATACTCTAGTACCTCTTGGGGGAGAGTACTATATAGTATACCCTATAAGAATCAAGTACTTAGGAGAGTGCCTAGGATTCCAAAGGACTTACCACCACTTCTAAGGGAATCAACAACTTACAAGGGTTTTCCCTAGGGAATCAACAGCTTACCGACAAACAGACATGTATCTGTATGAAAGGAAAGACCTGAGGCAAACCTCATGAGAAAGACGCCAGATGCCGTCTCCCGAGAACGGCAGAAAATTCAGCAGGAAATGGAGAAATGGCGCGCCGGGATCGCGTCCGCTGTAGGGAGTTTTCAGTTAGATAGCGCCTCCCGCCTAAAAGTTGAGCAGCAGGTAGCCTTCGGCAACGCTCAATTGTTGGAGTGCAAGAAGAAGATGGCCGCGTTGCGCAGCAAGGGCATGCGCGTGTTTTGGAAAAACTAAGTGATGCCGTTGCATCTGCGCGAGCATAAGGAAAGGACTCAGAATGGGTACATCAACATTGAAGCCGCTGGACCTCAGCACGCTGAGCCCTCCAATGAACATTACGTTAGTGACGCCCGATGCCGGGTTGCCCGAATTGTCAAGTTTTGTGGCAGAAAAACTTGCAACGAAAGGGCTGGTGGGCCTTGATACAGAGACCAACTGGTGTGGCGATTTCTATTTTCGCAAAGTACGTACAATCCAAATTGGGGACAAAGCCAAGCAGTTCGTGATCGACCTCCTACCCTTCGCAGGGTCCCCCGAGCGTTTGAGTCAATCCCAAGGTCTCTACACACTCGATCCCTGCTACAAACCTGTGTTCGATATTCTCACCCCAGCGATCTGCAGCAACGCTGTGCTAAAGGTGGGACAAAACCTGTCGTTTGAGTATATGGTATTCTGGTGGAACTTCGGGCAGCGCATGTGGCATGTTTTCTCAACGGATCTCGCTGAAAGAGTCATTCAGGCAGGTAACATCAGCCTGAAGCGCATGACTGAGTTTTCCATGGCGTCCATTGTAGCGAGGAGATTTGGGCTGCTCGTAGATAAAGAACAACAGGACAAGTTCACGCTCGATGGGCCGCTGACGACCGAGATGATTGCCTACGCAGCGTTTGACACCAGAATGCCGTTGTCAATGCGCGAGCATCAACTTCGTGAGCTGACAACAGACCAACTACTCACCACAGTACAAATTGAGAACGACGCCATAGGCAGCTTCCAAGACATGCATCTTACGGGGCAGAGAATTGACTGTGAGCGCTGGAAGAAGCGCATAGATGCAGTGACAGAACGTCGTAACGCCGCATTTAAGATTTTGGACGAGACCTTTGTGCCCGTTGTGGGCAGGAAAACTGAGCAGATAGACTTTGAGGAACTCGCCCGCCGTGAAGACAACTGGCGCAAGGGGTTTGAACTGCTCACCCCAGAGGAAGCTACAAAAGCTGACGAGATACGCAGCACACGCGACAATGCCAAGAAGGCCGAACTACGTGCACAATTAAAAATGTTGAAGGATGCGCGGTTGGCCAAGAAGGCCGATGCACGCAAGGCATACTCCGAACTAAGCAAGCAAAATACCAGAGTGAAAGCTGCATTGCCGAAGTGTGCAGGTGAGGCATTTCTAAATTACGACTCTCACGAACAGTTGCTTTCTGCTCTCAAGCAAATAAAAGGGCTGAAGAGCCTAGAGAGTGTTGCCGACGAGCATCTCCTGAAGTTCAATGATCGTCCCTTGATTCATCTTTTACGAAACTTCAGGAAAGATGGGAAAACTATCTCTACATACGGACTTCAATGGACGCAGACTTGGGTCACCAAGGCGTGCAAGGAAGAAGGGTTTTTACATCCGTGGGATGGCAGGTTACATTGTGTGTATTCACAACTCGAAGCGGAAACTGGGAGGACAAGCTCGTCTAAGCCTAACGCACAAAATTTACCTGCTGAAGATGATGTCAGAGAATGCTTTGTCACTAATCCTCCAGACTATCTTTCTCCAGAAGGTTATGATATAATCACAATTGATCTTGAAGGTTGTGAGTTGCGTATCATCGCAGAGCTTTCAAATGAGCCGTCGTGGATTAAGGCTTTTAACAGCAACCAAGATGTCCACTCGGTTTCAACCGAGATTTTAGAGTCTGAAAAATGGAAAGCGGGCACTGAGGACGGCTGCGCTTACTTCAAGCTAGATGCAGAGGGTAAACCTGAGAGACAGAAATGTGAATGTAAAGAGCATAAGAAGCTGCGTAAAAATACCAAGGCGATTAACTTTTTGCTTTGTTATGGCGGGGGCCCTGATGCCTTAGCTGATGAACTTGGCATCACTGTAGACGCAGCAAAAGAACTCATGCGTCAGCACGAGAAGGCTTTCCCATTCGTGTGGAAATACCTTAAGGAGGCAGGAGAACAAGCGCAGCGTCTAAATGAAGCACGAGACATGTACGGAAGACGACGTTTGCTGCCCGCTCCGACATGGGAGACAGCAAAAGAATATTACAAGGACGAACACGCGGATAGATTGGAACTCAGTGAAGAAGCACAAGAGAAAAACATTTTCAACTTCAAAGCAGCGTACCTTAAAGACCCCACAGTTGATGAAAAATACAAACTAACACACAGGGAACCATCCGAAGCAGAGGTCAAGTCAGCTATGCGTGGCCTGTGGGGAAGCATCGGACGCAGAGGCAAGAATCATGGGGTGCAAGGGACCAACGCTTCGCTTGTTAAACGCGCGATGGGAGCTGGCGCAGATGCTTCTGGTAAACCATACCTCTGGCACGTTCTTCCTCAGTACAATGCCAAGCTGCTCAGCATGGTCCACGATGAGCTTCAAATTTTGAGCCCTAAGAGACACAGCAAGGAAGTAGCCGAGCTTGTGTCTGATGCATTTCTCAGGGCTGGAGCTGAGGTTATTTCAAAGGTAAAAATGACGAGTGAGTACCACATATCAGACCACTGGCAGAAGTAAAGGAGACTACATGAACACCAAGGATATTACGCCATATCTCAACTGTGCTTGGTGTAACGCCCAAGCATACCGTGCTGCGGTTCAGACTAGGCCACAATTTTTCAGATTTATCTGCCCAGCTAAACACAGCACATTTGTGCTTGAACAAGACTTCATACACAACGAACAAGAAAGAGAAATCCAATGAAGAGCAGTATGAGCAGTTTCGCTGAAGCGATTCTGCTCCAGAAATATTCCCACGAGCGTAAAGACGGAAGCAAAGAAACATGGGAGGAAGTAGCAGAACGCGTCAGCCGAACTGTGCTGAAATCTGTGGGCGCACCTAAGTCCCTCATCGAGCAAACCAAGCAATACATCATAGAACGCAAATTTATCCCCGGTGGAAGATATTTATATGCCTCGGGACGCCCCTTGCATCAAGTTAACAACTGCCTCATGTTTCGTGCAGAAGACAGTCGCGAAGGGTGGGCAGACCACATGCACAAGCATGCCATGGGGTTGATGACAGGGGCCGGAATCGGAACTGACTACAGCCATATTCGCTCTGAAGGCAAACTCATACGCAAGACAGGCGGCTTCGCTACCGGGCCGCTGAGCCTGATGCAAGCTACGAATGAGCTGGGGCGAGCAGTAATGCAGGGAGGAAGCCGCAGGTCCGCACTGTGGGCAGGCTTGTCGTGGCGACACCCAGACGTAATGAAGTTTATCACAATGAAGAACTGGACACCAGAAGTACGCAGCATGAAGGCCAAGGACTTCAACTTTCCTGCCACACTGGACATGACTAACATCAGCGTGCAACTTGACGATGAATTCTTCGAGGCATATCATGACGAGAAACATGTTCACAACTCCCATGCGAGTGCGGTTTATTGGACAGTCATGGAGCGTATGCTCAAGACGGGGGAGCCCGGGTTCAGCATCGACACAGGAAAAAACAGAAAGGAAACACTAAGGAACGCCCCTGTTTCTGCTAATACTTATGTTTACACTAACGAAGGCTACCAACGTGTAGGTGATATAGTATTAGAGCTAGTAACAGTTTGGACAGGTAAAAATTGGGCTGAAAATGTCATGTTTAAAAAGACAGGAGATAGTGTACCCGTTGTACGTGTAAAGATGACAGGTGGAAGAGAAATAGTATGCGATCCTTCTCATGAATTTATTTTAAGTACAGGAGTTAAGGTGGCCGCTGGAGAGTTGTGTGTTGGCTCTCCTCTTGAAGTAAAAATGTGGGCTAACGAATCTAAAGGAAAATTCGATGGTCGGGGGTATGCTCTTGGCTATATTTATGGAGATGGTACTTTTAATAAAAAGTATCCACGGGCAGAAGTTACATTTTGCACAGAAGAATCAAAAGCATGTGTAGGGGGATTTCCTACAGATTTGTTTACTTCTGTAAATCGGCAAGACGGTCGTGGCTACATTAGAGCATATACTCGAAACGATGGTTTGTTTTTGAATCGTGATAAAGCCGTATTTCCACATGATGTTTACTCTTGTGACAGGGATTTTCAAGAAAGCTTTGTTGCGGGACTATTCGATGCGGACGGTAATTATTTTGAAGCACAGAACAGAGTAAGGTTGGCCTCCAAGCACTATGAGTTTCTCGTAGGTGTGCGCAGGCTACTAGAACAGCTGGGTATACTTTCAGGAATATCAACTGCTGGTATTTCTACATACGGGAACTCTCAAGGATACATGCTCACTGTGCAAACTGCCTATGTTACTAGGTTTTCTAATATCATCCCTACCAGCAGATTACAAATAAAAGCTTGTACATCCTACAGAGCTGCGGCAATAAAAGTTGTATCTGTGGAGGACGCTGGGTTTGAAGATGTATTCTGCTGTGATGTAAATCTGCCAGAGCACTCATTTATGGCGGAAGGAGTAATTATTTCTAATTGCACAGAATTAACTAGCGAAGATGACTCAGATGTTTGTAACTTAGGATCTATCAACCTTGCTAGAATATCCGATATCACAGAAATGAAGGCTGTAGTAGAATGTGCCACAGCATTCCTACTCGCAGGGACTGTGTACTCAGATGTACCTTACTCCAAGGTAGACACAGTAAGAACCAAGAATCGTAGGCTTGGCTTAGGTCTCATGGGCATTCACGAATGGTTACTAATCAACGGGAAGAGGTATGGTCCAGATACTGACTTAGATAAGTATCTTGAACTATACTCAGACAGTACTAAGTACGCTGAGCAATACGCGAAGAAATGGGACTTATCCTGCCCCGTAAAAACCCGAGCTATAGCCCCTACGGGAAGCATAGGAATTCTCGGGGAAACTTCAACTGGTATTGAACCCTTGTTCTGCGCTGCATTCAAACGTAGGTACATCAAAGGAAACGTGTGGAATTACCAGTATGTTTTGGACCCCACAGCTAAGCGATTGATCGAGAAGAATGGAGTTAACCCAGAGAACATTGAAGACGCTTATGTGTTAGCTGAGGACGTTGAGCGTAGGCTGTCATTTCAAGCTCATGTTCAGAAGTACGTAGATCATGCTATATCAAGTACCATTAATTTGCCTCAGTGGGGGACGGAAGCCAACAACTCAGATACCGTGCAGAAGTTTGGTAAGACATTCATCAAGTACCTTCCACAACTCAGGGGATTGACTACCTACCCGGACGGCGCGCGCTCAGGACAACCTCTCACACCTATAAAATGGGCGACAGCGGTGAAACACGTAGGTGAAGTCTTTGTAGAGCAGCAGGACATTTGTGAAATTAGCGGAAAGGGCGGCACATGCGGAGGATAAATGCTACAGTATAAGAAGCTCGACCAGCGGGCCAAGGCACCAACAGTAGGCCACGTTGGGGAAGACCTAGGTTTCGATATCTACTCCATAGAAGAGCAGGAGATAAATCCCCACGCAGTGACTAAGGTACGCACAGGTATCTCAGCCCAGTTCACGAGACTGAACAAACACTATGGAAACTACGGTCTGATAGTTAAGGATCGTAGTTCCATGGCTGCTGCTGGTCTCTTCACGGTGGGTGGAGTGATTGACTCCAGCTATACGGGGGAGATCATAATAATGTTCAGAAATGTCAGCACTGCTATCATTGATATCAGAGCAGGTGAGAAGATCGCTCAGATTATTCCTGTGGAAGTCCTAACGGGTATGATTGAGGAGGTTGAGGAGTTGCCTAGACAATCTAGGGGTTTCAAAGGATTTGGAAGCTCTGATATTGTGCTAGCCAAGGTGACTTCATGACCGTAGCATATACGGATGGAGCCCGCCGCTCCGGTGATAAATGCGCCTGTGCCTTCGCAGTATTCGATGGTGATCACCTTACTCACAGTGCAGCTAGGTTCATAGAGAATGCGAGGACGAATAACCAAGCGGAATTCCACGGCTTGATTGACTGCCTCATGTGGGCCGAGAAAAACAAGATCATGAACTTGGTGATCAACTGCGATAGCATGCTGGTCATCAACACTACATTAGGAATTTGGAAGATCAAGCATGAAGAGCTACGACCTCTCCGAGACCTAGCATACGCCTTGCTTACCCGAGGCGAGCATGTACTATCATGGGTGCGCGGGCACTCAGGAAACCGAGGAAATGAACTTGTGGATGAATTGTGCAACCAAGCACTGGACCAAGAAGAGACAAAACTTAACAGAGACTTGCTGCTCGTCCATGACACGGCATCGGCCTACTTCGAGAGAACTGGGGAAGACTTCTGGGCACTCGACCCTGTAAGCCAGAGAAAAGAATTGGAGGCAGAAGATGAAGCCCGGCTATCTCAGTAGTCTCAAGGAAGGCTACATGATCTACTGCACCCGAGGTCACTACATCAGGCAGAGTGAACCCCAAGGGTTAAGCCTAGGGAAAACCGTAGTCATAGACCAAGAAACAGGAGAATGTCCTGAGTGTGACAGAGAAGTGAACGAAGCCCAAGCAGTGCTTGGAAGACTAGGGTTACCCCAAGGAGACTCAGATGAGAACAAGGTATGACCTACTGAAAGAAGGAAAGCCCCTGACCTTCCAAGTGCCGGAATGCAACACGCCCTGCACTGCAGAACTGGAGGTACGTTTAGAAGAACTAGCTAAGTATTTCGAAACGCGAGCGAAGGAAGCCCGTAGTCGTGCAGATTTGGGAGGGAGCTATTACTTCTCCGGTAAAGCCTCCAGCTACACACACGCAGCTGTGAAGATCCGAGAAGTCCTCGACACTAATGCTACCTACCTCAAAGAGCAAGGGATTAAACCCAAACCAGATGAGCCACAGGTGTGGATTACGGAGTACTGTCTCAGGTCTAAGCTTGGGACTGACGATGAGGGGTGGAGTCTCTCAGGCGACAAAGGAGTATGCGGAGCCTGATGTATATGGAACCCTATTGTGCCTACTGATAATGGTAGTGCTGATCATCAACGAACGCTATCGCTAAACAACAAAAGCCCTCAAGGGCATCCTAGATCGCTTAGGGTGCTCTTGAGGGCTATTTTTTTTTTTACTTATTTGAAACTTGGAGGAAAGGGCTGGAGTTGCACCAGCGAGAAGACGGCTTCACAGGCCGCTGAGCCATACTGACAGGCACCACCAATCCAAAGCGTTTGTTGTGTCTGCTCGCGGACTTATTCTGGGGTCTCCGTAGTAGTCCGCTCTACTCTAAGTGCCGAGGGTTAACTGACGCGCAGCGCGGCATAGTTTGTCAGGCGTTGAGAGCTGGCTACCGCATCGCACCAGTGTTACACCTCTCAACCTTTGTGTTCGTTCAACCCTCGGCACCCGACGAGGGCTGCTGAGTACACCCGGGGATTCAGCTCGTCCCCTCCTCCCTCATCCCTCAGCATCCTAAGTAGTGTACCACGTCAGGCCGGGGGAAGTCAAGGGGTTCCCCTACGCACGGGACGGAAAATTTTTCTGCCACCACCTCTACCAGAAAGCGGGGTACCCCTTCGGCCTTGGCGGGTGCCGGGGGTTTCCCTAGAGTAAATTTTACACACCTGACCACGCTTCGAGGTACTCGGCGGCTGCTCGGCAAATCTCGGGGTTTTCTCGCAGCAGGCCGATAGCTGTATTGCATCGGGAGCAGAGTAGAGCACGGGGAGCGGGCGGGACCACATGCCTGTGATCTGGCATCAAGCCCCCATGTCCAACTAGGGGATTCTTGGGGTCTGTGGTTAGACCGCAAATAGCGCAAAGGCCTGCTTGGCTGACTGAAGCTGCTGTGAATGTTTCTAAGGTCCACCCGGCGTTCCTCAGGTAACTCCTGCGGTTTTGGGCAGCACGCGCCTCGCGCGTCTCGGGATTTCTCTTCTTCCACTCTCGGAAGTCTTCCGGGTTCTTGTAGGGCATTTTTCACCTCAACATCATTGTATCACGGGTTACGCTAGGAAGTCAATAGGGGTAACCGTTTAAATTTTATCTAGGGATCTCCCTAGGGTTCCACCCGTGCGCGCGTGTAAATTTTACCTAGGGTTTTTCCGTGGGTCCGAGAACAGAGTACAGTACATGTGCCCCGCAGCGCGACACAAGGGTGGTGTTCGGGGGTGTATATCCCACCCGAGGATTCCCCAAGAGGAACCCCTAGGGAACCCCTAGGTCAAGGGCCAAGTGGGAAACCTGATCGACCCAAAGTTTGGTGGTGGGATTGCATAGTGGTACATACGCACCACGTACGCTTGAATCGGCCTGAACCCTGTGTGACACCAGTAGGGGAAGGGCAGAGGGCAGACCCCGAGGGTTTCCCTAGGTTAGTCTAGGGGTTAGCTAAGGGTTTCCCTTTGTTATCAAGGGTTTAGCTATGGGTTAACCTTGGGGTTAGCTGAGGGTTTCCTAGGGGTTTCCCGAGCGTCCGCTAGGGATACTGAGGAGATGCTGGGGGAAACCCAAGGTTAACCCCAAGGGAAACCCCAAGGTTAAGAAGGTGTCTATCTATAACTAATCATTAGGGATAACCTTAGGAAAACCCGAGGCCATCCAAGTGTGTATGGATTGACACAGGTAAGAATTACACATAAACCTAGGCTTGCCTTAGCTTTCCGTGTCAGGATTGACACATATTACCGTCCTGCTGATTAGGTGCTCTAGGAACGGCTGGGGAACGTGATTGACCCTAACCCTCAGGTATGGACAGACCTCCCTTGCTATGCATCTCTTCTGCACTCTGGCGATAGTTCGTAGATGGCGAGGCTGTGAGCGTACGTGAGTACACAATTTAGCACTAGGGTGAAATTGTTTACCCCGAGCAACCCCAAGGCTAACCCTTGGGGCTTACGATTGTATACGATTGTGTACGATTTCCCTTGACAGGTACGATTGAACGGGAGCATAGTGTATACAGTTCAACGGTACGAACAAGGAGAACACCACAAATGGTTTACGTTCAATACTTCCACAAAGGGATAGTAACTGGTAACGACATTCCAGCATGCGGAGACCGCGCGGTAGTCACATTGGACGGCCGCCAAACAATCACAACATGGCATCGCGATGCGGTCTCATTCAACGGCATGCGGAGACCGATGTATACCGCGTACCAGATTATGCGCGGTGAATCGTTCACACGTTCCACACCTATTAGTCCGATAGTCCGATTGTAACCTTGGACTAACTATTGATCGTTAACCGTAGTTAACTGGCGAAGTGGGCAAACTATTACGGTTTCACTTATTGGACGGCTGAGGATTGCCAAGATGACGGTCGCCACGATAAGGCGGGATGGTATTCCGGCGAGTAAGATTTACACAGTGCTAATAATTTTCCCTTTGGTGGAACATTTTTGGCACATTGACAGGTTGCGCCTAGGGTTATCCCAAGGATACAAAGGGTTTAAGGTTTGGCGAGTGCATTGCAATAGCTATAAGTGTGAGGCAGACAATGAAAAACAGCAAAGGCCAGACGCTCTACCAAATAGTGAGTTTCGACAACACAGACGGTAATCTCACAGGCAACCCTAGCCCCTTAGCTTGCAATCTGCCACGTAAGACTGCAATCGGTATGCTTGCCACATACCGAGCAATCAAGCATGAGGCAGGGCAGCAATTTCGTTACATCATGGTTAAGCAGTAATCCCTAGGCAAACAGGGTAAAAAACTGTGCCATCCAGCACACTAAACCATATGCGTAACACGGAGAACCAACAATGAAAACGAGTGACGCTGAAATGTCCGTAAAAAAGCTTTGGTCACTTTACTGGTCGCCGGAAGGCCGCAAGATTGCCGTCAACATTTCTGCTGAGGCTGCAAGCGCAGCCATCCGCAAAGCACCGCAGCCTTACAAGAAATATCTGGGCGAGATTTATGCTGTGCCGCAATCAGGCGAGATTATCTAAAAACTGTGCCATCCAGCACACTAAACCATTGGGGGAATTTAAGATGAAAGCCATTGTCACCAAGTATCACGGGCCAACCGACACACGCGGCAGCCGAATCACGGCATCTGACGAAGACGGCAACAAGTGCACGATTCCCTATCCGTACGAACTATGCAAGGGGGATCGCTCAAGAACGGATACGTTTTCGTGTTTGTTTCCAAGTAAAATAACTCTTGACACAAAAACAGAAAAGCAGTAAGGTTGTAAATGTAGCCAAGTCCAGCAGGAACAAAGGAGAAAACTAAGTGAAAGCTGAACTAACTAGCTCAGGATGCACACTTATACGCGAAGCGGGAGACGCTAGAATCTCGCATGAAACAACCGTAGTGTACAAGATGAAAAAGCTATTGAACGCTCAAGGACATCGCTTTGTACGCATGAATCCAAGCAAGCACGGATTAACCTCCTGCACACTTGGCTTAATAGACCACAAAGCCGGGATTGTCCTTTGGCACGAGCGGTACGCAATCGAAAATGCGGCCACGGAGTTTAACTCTGACAGAGTGTTTTTTATGCGAGTAGATGGCTAGCACTTTAGTGCTCTTGACAAGATTCTAGGGGCTTGCTAAAGTTGAAACTGTAGCCAAGGACAGACGGCCCGAAGCGAGATTCAAAGCTAAAGCGCTTCGGTTACCTGAATAGGCTCCAAGGCGAACTGAACCGAGCACGACGAATTGGACAGGAACCTAGGCCGCGAGCGGGCCATGTTGTAGTACCGACGCACCTAGGGGACGCCAAGGGGACCGGAGAACGCATCCGGCGAAAGCTCGGTAAGGTAATAGGCGAGACCAGATAACCAGCTTCATGCCGTACCGAAGCCGCGCATCTGAATCGAACCGCACAAGCCCTGCAAAGGGCGAAGCTATTATGTCGGCAGATAGAATCCAAATTGCCGACCGGATGATCGAAGGCCCAGCAAACCTATCATCCAGTGATAGACCTAACCGACATTGACCAAACGCATAGAATAAGCGAACTTGAGAAACGCCGAAGCCGCAAGGCAAACGAACTCAATGAGAAACCTGCTATGTGTTTGGATGAATACCGGAGGGTTAACATTATGAACAAAGCAGACAAAGCAATCGTCGCAGGGTTCAAGGGTTTCAACTCAGACCTAAAATGCCGAGGCTTTCAGTTTAAGGTCGGTAAAGAATACACCCACAGGGGCACCATTTCCCTATGTAACTCTGGGTTTCACTTCTGCGAGAATCCTTTGTCCACACTGGGGTTCTATGGCCCCAATGGGAGTCGATTTGCAGAGGTAGAAGGCTCTGACGTATCTGATGAAACAGCAGACGATACCAAGCGTGTCGCCAAGAAGCTGCTTATTGTGGCAGAGCTATCTTTACACCATCTCTGCCAACTCGGGGCGAAGTTCATCTTGGACAAGGTGAATTTTAAGGACTCTAAAGAAACGAACACCGGCTATCAAAGCGCGGCCACGAACACCGGCTATCAAAGCGCGACCACGAACACCGGCACTCGAAGCGCGGCCACGAACACCGGCGAGCAAAGCGCGGCCACGAACACCGGCTATCAAAGCGCGGCCACGAACACCGGCGAGCAAAGCGCGGCCACGAACACCGGCCATCAAAGCGCGGCCACGAACACCGGCACTCGAAGCGCGGCCACGAA